CCCTGCAATTTTTTCACCTGCTCTTAACATAGCTGACTGTTGTTGCTCATCCATCATTGACTGTTGTTGAGCTTGTTGTTCAGCTTGTAAATCTTCTTCACTTCTAATTAGACCTTTTGTTTCAATGCCATCTGCTGTAGCTAATCTTTTTATTGCTTCAGTGACATTTACAAACTTTGCAATACTTTCAGCACCTAAAGTGCCAGCCAATGTTTGTAAAAATTGAATTAATTTATTTCTATCTGTTGTTCTTCCTAAAGCTTCAATTCCAGTAATAACTTTTGGAAATACAATTCCTTTTGGTAGTTGTGGTAATTTTTTAGTTTTACTTAATAAAGCTAGTTTTCTTCTAACTAGAGGTAATTGAAATTCTTGTGATAACACACCATAGATACCACCAAGACTATCTTGTAGTTCCTGGGCTGTCATTCTTACTTCTTCAGCAGTTGTTCTTTCACTGTCTCTGATAACTGAAGCATTTAATAAAAAAGCATAAGACAATCTCTGTTCGATATTGACCATACTTTGTTGAGCTACTCTGAAGTCTGCAAACTTACCAACTTGTAATACTGATACATCATTAGCTGAACCTTCAATAATTGCACCATTTTCACTTTCTGCTAATGCTTTTGCTCTAGTAGTTCCATTAGGAGCTACCATAAATAATGTTTTTGCTGAAGCAGATGAACCTTCTACAATTGCTTTAGTTAATCCTTCCAAGCTCACCAAGTCTCCTTGGTACTCCTCAACATAACTACGACCATAATTTTCTGCTGAAATTCTTACCATTCTTAAAGGTATGTATGGAGACTGGTCTAATTTGTATTTACCATAACTCTCTTTAATCTGAATACCTTTTACTTCCTGGTGAACCATGAAATGGTCTGTTTCTCTTTTTACACAAGTATATAAATCACAAATAGCATCTTCTTTATTATCACCTTGTTGTTTGAGAATTTGTTCTCTTACATAATCAGGTAGAGCATTATAATGAATACTTTCTTTAGTAATGATTTCTAAAACATTACCCATTGGGTCTCTTTCAATTACATATTGTGATAATGGAAAAACTCTTAAGCCTTCTTTATCTACAAATAATAAAGCATTACCTGCAACAATAAGATGTTTTAAAGCTTCAAAGACAACAACTCTGTCATTAGACATTTCAATGTCATCCATAACAGCTTTTTCTATTTGGACTAATCCACTGTCTATTTGTGTTTTTAAATTTTCATCTTCTTCTATTTCTCTAACTGCAAAGTTATCAATAGCTAATCTAAAGAATGGAGCATTTGGAGGCAATAATGATAATAATAATTTAGAGGCTAGATTATTTACTCCTCTTGCTCCGATACCTTGATAGGTAGTCGCAAACTCTTCAGAACTTGTTGAGCTGTCTCGTGGTATAAGTGTAGGTATAGTTAATTCAGAACAATCTCTTGCTCTATCAAGATAAACTTCTCTTGCTTGTGCTTTTGAATTATATCTACTCTCTATTCCTTGTGTACTATTGCTAGTACCAGTGTAAATGTTTGCCATTTATTATAGACCACCAATTACTGGTATTCGTAATTTAGATGCACCTGTTCTCTTCCTGTCGTATGAAGACGCTTTGTTCATACTTCTGCCTTGACTTTCAGAATATCCTGCTGGTCTCGCACTTCCTTGTGTATTTTGTGTCACTGGAGGTGGAGCTACTGGAGCTGGGTCTGGCATTGGTGGAGGACTGGGAGCTTTTACTGATACGCACATATTAACTCTTCTCCATAATGTTATTTTCTTGTTCTTGTTTTTGTTGATGTAAGAAACGCACTACGCTTCTTTGACCTATACGAAAGTATATTTCCTTCATTTCCATGTTTATCTCTGGAGTTCTTTCAGGAAACATTTTGTCTAAATCAGCTAGTAATTCTTTTGTTAAACCAGCTACTTTTAAGTTTTTGTCGTTCATATATCTAAAGTGTCCTATTATTGGTTATGAATAATCCCTATCTAAAATCATTTTTAGATAATGAATTGCTTTGTTAATGTCTTCTTCTTTGCCTTTGTATTGATGTCTGCAAATATATTTAATTGCATTACCTTCAGCAAAAGGAAGTCTGTTTTCGTTTATGAAATAAGCTGGTTGAACCTTTAATTTTTTATAATGGTCTCCACCTTCTTGATACTTAAGAACATCAAACATATCTTTATTAGGCATTTGGGCTCCATAGTATTGGTTTCTTTTTCTTATTATCCCAATCAGAGGCTCTTAATATTCTAGCTAATCTAGCGTGAGTAAGTGCATATTTTTCATCTAGTTCTTGTCTTTTATATTCAGCAAGAACAGCTTCCCACATTTCAGGTAAGTCTTTTTTATTTGCTAATATTCTTGAAGCTTTAACTCCTCCAATTTTTGGACATCCTCCAAAATTGTCGGTCAAATCCCCTACAAGTGTTTGATACATAAAATTATAATTAGCAGTTTTTTCATCAACTACTTCTGTACTTTCATCATGTACAAAATGATGTATTCCAGGAATTGTTCTTAAGTCTTTGTCACCTGATAATACAACAACCTTACCCACATTCTCTGGTCTAGTTGCAAATATTCCACAAACATCATCACCTTCTAAATTCGGTAAAGTTAATGTTTCATAATTTTTAGCTAGGTATTCTTTTAATGGTTTTACAATAATTGGTTTTCTAACTTTTTTTCTATGAGATTTATAAGCAGGAAAGAAATCTAATCTAAAATTATTAATATGGTCTTGAGCTATAATTGTTTTATTACAATTTAACTTATCCTGATAATTTCTTAATGCAGTATCTAAAACTTTTTTACCTAGTTTTAAATCAGCATGGAGTGTCCATACATCATCTTCCCATTGTGTTGCTTCTTCTAATGCTGAAGCAATTCTATAAATTAATATAGAGCCATCAACTATAAGTGTTCTTTTTTTACTATCTATTTTTTGTATCATTATTACATCCTAATCTTCGTTAGCTTAATTATATTTACTGTAGGTATTGTTGTTGTGTTTCCACAATCACCTATCGTTCCATCTTCATCAAAATTCACATCACTAACGAATGTATGTGAATTATTATTTGTTGAGACAAGCCAGCCTGTAGAAATACAAATTGTTGGCTTGAAATTTTTTATTGATTTCAAACTTTCCCAGGAGCAGGTTGAATTACAATCAATCCAGTGAGCTAAATAAAAACTATATGGAAATATCTTTTTAGTTAGTTTGTGAATTTTTATTTTTGATTTCAATTTCTCTCCAAAGGTTTACAAATTCTGACATTGGAATTAAGACACACCTTGATTGGTAGTTATCTCCAAGCATTCTGATTATTTGTGATTTACGATTTTTGTTATCTTTAATAAATTTTCTAACTATCTGTTTGAGAACTTTTACTTCTGTAATCCATTGACCAATGCACACTTCTTTATTCAGCATAAATCTGTGTATCCACCACTTGGCTTTAGTGCTTCTTAATCCACTAGGATTTCCTTTAAATGCTAGCTCAATACATAGGTTTCCTGACTTCTGCCAGAAACCAAACTCTGATTTAACTTCGAATTTATCCTTATCTAATCCTAGTATTTTACCTATAGACTTTTCGGAGTGAACTCCTCTAGCTAGGTCAAAATCGAAATCTTTATTGTTGTTAAACATGATTATATTTTGTAAAACCTCTTTGTTGTTGAATGCCCTCATGGTGAAATTGGTAGACACAAAGGACTTAAATATTAATTTGAGTGCTCCAAGCGAAAGCTCGGAAGTAGAACCTGGTAAATTCGGTGAAAGCTTTTAAATGCTAATACCGAGCCAAAACATTTTGAGGAATGTGAGGTGTAGAGACTAGACACTAGGAAGCTTAACTGCTTAAGGTATAGTCCAGACCACAAAACGAAAGTGTAGCGAAAGCTATAGTGGTACGAAAATCCTTGCCCTTTTGGGAGTGACAGTTCGAGTCTGTCTGAGGGCACCAACAACTTAATGAGTGGTAGCCCAGTTATTTCCTATTTTATATTGAGCATCTAAAGGACACCTTAAATTAAAATATGTACCTGCATCTTTAATAGATTGAACTGCAAGTTCTCCTACTTCAGTTGCATAAGCAGACTTACACTGAAGTTGTAGCTCATCATGAACATGAGCAACCATAGAACAGGTATCTTTATCATAATCTTTTTCCTTTAATTTTTTGTGTAATATAACTGTGGCCATCTTTATAATTAAAGCTCCACAACTTTGGATTAATAAATTTAAGCTCGAATGCTCCGACCTTGGAATTAATTTTCTTTTATCTAAACCTAATAAATATTTTTGATTTCTAGTTTTAACAATTACATTATCTCTTAATCTTTTTAATGCAGGCAAACCTTCAAACAATTTAGCTTTTATTCGTTTCCCTTCTTGAGAGCTTTTGCCAACAACTGAACCAAGCCTTGTATCTCCGATGCCATAGATGACACCATAGATGCACCTCTTCGCCAAGTCTCTCGTTGGTAAGCCAATCTGTTTTTGATTGTAGGTGTGAATATCCCCATCGAGTAATTGCTTCGTAAAACTTCCCTCATCGAATGCACCGATATAATGAGCAAGACAACGAAGTTCAAGACCACTAGCGTCACAACCAATAAGCTGAAAACCATCAGGCACAGTAAATAAAGACCTACATTCTTTGCCATAAGGAACACCCACTGAAGGTGTTTGAGCCACATTCGGTCTTTGATGAGTGCACCTTCCAGTGTTCGCACCATTCGTGATAACGCCTCCATAAATTTTTCCATCCTTTTGTAATTTTAGCCAGGCATTATTACCTTCGGCTAGTTGTGCTATTCGTTTTTGTACCAGAAAATGTTCAGCTAATAGTTTAGCTTCAGGATAATCTAATTTAGATAAAACACTTTCATCTACTTTAGGTTTTCCATCTGGTGTAAAATCATTTGGCTTCCATCCTTTATTCATTAACCTATTACTAATGTGGTCTCTGCTATTAGGATTGAAAGTCATTTCTTTATACTTCTTAACTGGAACACCTTTTTTATATCCTAAAGTTTTGTTATCTCTTTTAGGAATAAAGGTTCCAATATATTGCTTCCAATTAGGGAAGGTTGAAACTAGAGATTTCTCAAGCTCCAACCTTCTGTTTGCAAGTGAGGCATACAGCTTCTTTGCAGAAGCCACATCGAAATAAAATCCATGTGCTTCTTGCAGATGAATACATCTGGCAAAGTCGTGTTCTAGCCTAATTGCTTCAGGCGAATAGTTTTGTTTTTGTATTAAGTTATAAAGTTCGTGAGTGACTTCTACATCTTGTTCACAATACTTTTGCATTTCTTCAGACCATTCAGTGAAGTCATTTGTTTTAGCAAACTCTCCTTTTCGTAATCCAAGTCTATACCCCCAGCTTTCCAAAGAATGTCTTCCTGCTAAATTTAGAGGAAGTTCCTTTTTCTGGAAATCTAATTCTTTTTGGTTAGTCCATATAAGTCTGCTTACTAATAGCGTATCCAATATTTCAGCTTTAATATCATACTGTCTTGGGTACAATTTTTTAAGAACTGCTAAATCAAATTTTAAAATATTATGGCCAACTAATAAGCTAGCACCATTTAATAACATAAGACCTCTACCAATTTTATCTCCATAATATGAAAAGACTTGGTTTGTCTCTATGTCTTTGATTACTATTGAATGTACTACAGAGCATTCCTCAAGGAAGCCATTGGTTTCTATATCAAATATAAGTTTCATAGTTAGTGCATTACAATTATTTTTATGTTTAAGATTGTGGGTATTACAGGAGCAACATGATAAAATGCTTCTTCAATAATATCTTTAGTCTTCGGTGTGTGAACAAATAAGATTGGATTTACATTTGGATATTTAATTACCAAGTGTAATAATTTTAAAATCTTTTTTAATGATGAATAAATAAAAATTTTATCATCATCATCCAAGTTTTCAAACTCATCGCATTGTTCTATATATTCACGAAGTACATCATCTATTTGTTTTTCTTTATTCTTGGACATTAGAAAAATCGCCTTCAGACAATCTCCCAGTTTCCCTGTCGTAATGAAGTGAGCAAGCGACACCTGTATCTCCATTGTATCTATTTTTTAGAACTCTGATTGTTAGAATATCTTTAGTCTCTTCGTTCTGCTGTGACCTCTCTAATCCACAACAAATATCTGTAAGCTGGCCTAGTCCATGACTGCCTTTAAGATGACTTAAAGATGTTATGGCTCCTTCTTCATGTCCAGTTTTGTCTGGTAATCGTTTCATGTGGCATACCAGTATTAATCCAAAATTTAATTCTTCTACTAAACTTCGTAGCCTGGTCATCGTATAATCAATTAACTTCCTCTCATCGCCTTCAATACCAGAGACAACCATATTGATATGGTCTAATACTACATAATCACAATCACATCCTCTGACTAAAAATCTTATTTTAGACATTAGGTTCTCACTATCTGTAGACCCAAAATGTTTGTGGAAATATGTATTGCCTTGAATTTTATCCCAAGACTTCTTTAATGTTTCCTCTGAAAAATCTCTTCTAATTTCTTCTTCGTGAATTTTAGAGTTTAAATCTATAGAGATTAAACCTCTTACAGTTCTAGCTACACTTTCTTCTAAAGCTATGTAGCCTACATTCTTACCTTTAGTAATTAAATCAAAAGCAATTTCTCTACAGACCTGGCTCTTTCCAGTTCCACTACCTGCTGTAAATAAAACTATTTCACCCTTACGAATACCTTTTGTTTTATTGTTAAGACCCTCCCAAAGATATGGAGTACATTCTTTGCTGTCATCTTGCATAACTAAATCCCAAGTATCAGCTCCAGCAATAATGCCTTCAGGTGTATATGGTCTTGCGTTCCATATATGATTTATAATATCCTTACCTCTTCCAGATACCAACATATCGTTAGCATCCTTCAGAGGTAATTTAGAGACAAGAGCTTTTTTTGGAGTAAACAATTGTGCACATTCGATTGAAGCAGTATTACCAGCTTCATCATTATCGAACATTAAAACTACTTTTTCAAAACTTTCTAAATATTCTAAATTCTTTTTAATATATTTTTTTGCAGACTTTGCTCCTGAAGGTACTGACACTACTGGCCATTTGTTTCCTTGAACTTTAGATACTGACATAGCATCCACTTCACCTTCAGTTATGGTAATCATTTTTTGATTTCCCTTCCATTTGTGCTGTCCAAATAATCCAACTTCATTCATATCTCCTAACCAAATAAAATCTTTATTAGGAAATCGAATGTGTTGAGCAACAACTTGGTAATTAGAATTATAATAAGGAGCTATCTGAACTGGCTGACCATTGTAAGTTCCAGTTTGATAATTAAAAAATTTGCAAGTATCAAAATCAATTTGTCTTTTTGATAACGCCTCCACTTGACCTGTAATCATATCTGTTTTTATTTTTATATTATTAAATTCATTTGTTTCTCCACTTGCTGGCTCTCTATAGCCACATCCAAAACACCAGCCATGACCATCTGAATACCTTGCTAGGTTATTTCTTGATTGACATTGTGGACAAGGTTCGTGTTTTACAAATTCTGAATTATTCTCCTGGCTCTTCATAACCTTCATCACCAGGCAACAAGTCTCCTTCTACCCAAAGTAAATCTGTTTTAGCCCAATCATCTACATCAAATGAAGGACAGAATTTATCAGAAAAATGATAGTGACCTTTTACAACTGCCTCTGGATATTTCTCATGTAGTTCATCACATAATGTTTTTAAACTATTCCATTGAGCTCCTTCAAAATTATCTTCTGCTTTAGTGTGGTCATCTTGAGTGACACCACCAACCATAGCGATACCTATACTGTTATGGTTTTTCCCACGACAGTGAGCTCCAACTGCATCTGTAGTTCTGCCATCTTCAATGACACCATTTCTTCTAATAATAAAATGGTAGCCACAGCTTAAAAATCCTCGTTCTCTATGCCAACGATTTACTTCTTCGAAGCCAATGTCCATAGATGGTTTAGTAGCTGTACAATGTATTATAAAATAGTCTGTTGATTTTCTGCTCATAATTTTTTCTGTTGTTGTTGAATTTCCTTAACCCAGTTATCTGGTAAAAGTTTCTTGGTTGAATAAACACAATGGTATTTAAAGCCTTTAAGCTCACACCATTTTGCATAAGTTGTTTTTGATTTTTTTCCTATTTTTGTTTTAGAATTTGAGAATACAAATCGAATATCTAAATGAGGATGTTGTGATTTAATGAATAAATGTTTCTTCCTA